CGAATCATTGAGAAAACTTGTTCTTGTTGGATCATAATTAATACCAGTAATATCAAAACCCATTCTTGGTAAAATGGCTTTTACCTTTGTTTCATCCTCAAGAATAGAGCCACCCTCATTTAATCTTGCGATAAACTTTTCTTTTGGTGCGTATGAAACGGGAACTCGAAGAGTCTGTAAAACATTGTTCGAGGAGTCGAACTTTCTTACGTTTAAATTGTTAAACAGAGATCCAAACCCAATGACAAGTTTTCTCAATGATTCGTGGTAAAACGTTGAAAACATTAGTATCTACCCTCCGAGAATG